CTGGGAATCATAGCCCTAGCGACTGTCCCAGCAGACGCTTACGAAGACTCTAGGGCATATCTCTCGTAAGGAGAAAGAACGATGGCTAATACGACTTTTAACGGTCCTGTCCGCTCAGAGAACGGCTTTGAAGTAATCAACGTAGCCGCCGGAACGGGCACAGAAACCACGGTTTTCGATGTTGCCTCAACAGGGATTGTAACTGACAAATTCGTTAAGCACGTTGGCTTTGCTACTGGCGTTACTGTCAACACTACAGCGGGTGACAGCCCAGCTATTGGCGAGTTTACGCAGCCTGCGAACACCATCATTACCAACATCAAGATTTTCTGTGTGACCGCCCCCGTAATTGGATCTGGTGATATTGGCTACGAGGTTGGAACTTCCAGTTCCGGTGCCGAGATTGTTGCGGCGCAGACAGACGAGATTTTGGACGCCGGGACCACAGTTGTAGTGGGTAANGTCACGGTAACGTCTTTGGTTCTTCAGACGCAGGACACCACGACTGCTCCCGCTTCTGTTCAGTATACTTCCGCAGAACGGACCATCTACTGCAACATTACGAACACCGTAGATGCTACGACAGCAGGCTCCTTTACGTTCATTATCGAGTATGTCCAGGTTGCATAGTTGAATAGGGGAGGGGGGGACTCCTCCCTTTTAAGGAGGATCAAATGGCTGATGCAGTAACTGCAACTACGGTAGTAGATGGCCCTAGCGAAGCCGTCTTCTACTTGACAAACACCAGCGATGGGACGGGCGAAAGCGCCGTGACTAAAGTAGACGTATCGGGGCTTTCAACTTTGCAGGACGGAACTGCCTGCACGGGCGTCCGCATTAAACGAATCACGTTTACAAACGTGGGNATGGGCGTAAAGCTTCTTTGGGACGCCACCACGGATGTTATAGCAGCCGAACTTCCTGCGGATTACTCGGATACTTTAGACTACAGCGACATCAGTGGACTACCGAACGTTGCGGCTTCCGGAGGCAACACCGGAGATATCCAACTTACGACGGTAGGTCACAGTAGCGGCGATACTTACTCCATCGTCCTATACTGCTTGAAGCAGCACTAGTACAATGGTGGATCCTTCTCACAAGAATGAACTAGCCATTCAGGAAATACGTGGGGAGTTAAGGCTTCTAGACCAGAAGCTTGATACGATAAAGAGTAACGATTTGTGCCACCTGCAAAAAGCTGTGGACGGCATACAAAGGGTTTTACGGGCGGTTGGACTGTTAGTCCTTGGTCATTTAGGAGTTGCTATAAAAACCGCCCTTTGGGGCTAGGTGAAAGGTTTTTGGTTCAATGGCGGTTTCAGGATCTAAGGATTTCGAGCCCAGTGTAGCAGACTACGTTGAAGAAGCGTTTGAACGCTGCGGCTCTGAGTTTCGTACAGGGTATGATGCGGTTACTGCGCGTCGATCCTTAAACTTTCTCTTTGCGGACTGGGCTAATCGCGGCCTCAACCGGTGGACTATAAACCAAGTTAACCAGACGGTTGTGTCAGGGCTGGCAGAATACCCCCTTGGCACTATAACGGCCACGGTAGGCTCTTCTACTGATCTGGTTGTTGGTAACGCAATAACAGGTCAGACCAGCGGCGCTACGGCTACGGTGCTTACCAAACCGAGTTCCACTACGATAACTGTTAGCATACCGAACGGTACGTTTACTGCCGGGGAAACCGTATCCAGTACTGACAGCGACGAGTCTGGAATTACTACTACGATAGCGGCAGACCCAAGTGTTTCAGATGTGCAAAGCACGATAGATATCCTGTCGTCTGTTGTGCGCCGAAGTGGGACTGATATATCTATCAGCCGAGTTAGTAGAGATGATTTTCTAAGCATACCCACGAAGACAACCACCGGCAGACCTACGCAGTACTACGTGGACCGTCAAATTACGCCCGTCTTAAAAATATGGCCCACCCCAGAAAACAGCACGGACATACTTATTTATGATCGTCTTGTTCGGATAGACGACGCAGACGCTTCTTTAAATACAGTAGAAGTTCCGTTCCGTTTTTATCCCTGCCTAGCTGCGGGCTTGGCATACTACATGTCCCTNAAGATATCTCCCGAGCGAACGGCGCTTCTCAAAAGCATCTACGAAGAAGAATTCCTTCGGGCGGCAGAAGAAGACAGAGATCGGGCTAGCTTCAGCATCATTCCCTCGTACAGCTACTTGAGTGCGACTTCGTAATGGCACGGTATGCTTCAAATAAGTATGCCATGGGCATTTCAGACCGTTCAGGTGCTGCATATCGCTTACGCGATATGCGGAAAGAATGGACCGGTATGCTTGTAGGAAAAGACGAGTGGGAGCCCAAGCAGCCTCAGTTGATGGTTGTAAAAACCCCCGCTGACCCCCAGGCTCTTCGGGATCCAAGACCAGATCGGACAGAACCTGCGGTGGAGGTTTTGTTGCCTATGAACGCTTTCACGTCGTCGTCAAGCGGATCTGCGGTGATTACCGTTTTGGAACCCGGCCACGGCAGGTCTACTGGAGATACGGTTAGATTCCGCACGGTAGAAGCTTTCGATGGTTTTACGGAAGCCGTTCTGGAATCTTCTTCCGGTTATTCCATTACCGTGGTTGCGGGAGATGCTAGCACTGACTTCCAATCTGCGTTTTACACTTTTACCGCTAGCAGCGGAACGTCCACAGTAGGAAATGTATCGGGCGGTGGTTCGGTTGCTACTGCCGGTCCCGTTAGCCTTACGAAATGAGTTTTTGATATGGCATACACGTTTACCACGTTAAAGACCGCTATACAGGACTATGTCCAAAGCACGGAAACAACTTTTGTAAGCCAGCTTCCAAGGTTTATTATTAACGCAGAAGAACGCATTCTAAAAGAGTGCCAGCTAGATGTATTCCGCAAGTCCTCTCATGGAACGGCGTCCAGCGGAAATCCATATCTGCAAAAGCCCACGGATTTTTTGTCCCAGAACTCATTAAGTGTTATTAACTCGTCTGATAAAGAGTTTCTTCTATACAAACAGGTTACTCTTCTTCAGGACTTTACTCCCAACCCCGCAACAACCGGTGTTCCTAAATACTATGGAGACTGGGATGAAAGCACGTTCTTGCTTGCCCCGACGCCTAACGATAACTTTACGATGGAACTTCATTACTTCTACCGCCCTGATTCCATAACGACGGCGGCTAGCGGCACTACTTGGCTAGGGGACAATGCGGAACTGGCTTTGTTGTACGGTTCCTTGTGCGAGGCATACACCTTTCTTAAAGGCGAGCCCGACCTTATGAAACAGTATACGGAACGTTTTCTTGAATCTATCCAATGGCTCAAAAACCTTGGAGAAGGAAAGCAAACGCGAGATCAGTACAGGTATGACCGTCTTCGGAAAGACGTTGTCTGATGTCAAGTCCGGTCATCCCCAGTGAAATAGGAGATGCTGTAGTTTTTACTTCTGACAACCGGGGTCATTCCCCTGAAGAGATGGCCGAAATGGCTTTGAACAAAATCATGCTGGTTTCTGAAAATGCGCCGCCTGTTATACGGGAACAGGCGTATGCCCACAGACAGCGTTTGAAAGACGTGCTAGTCTTTTATATGAACCGTATGTGTCAAAGTGAAAGAACGACTATTTGGGCTTTGATGAAGAAACAAGGCCATGAAGACGTGGCTGAGATTATAAGGAGACTGTAATGACTATCGGTTCCTCCGCAATGTGCGGAACTTTCAAGAGAGAGATACTTGCGGGGATCCATTTTTGGACTCCACATACGCGGACGGGATCCAGTGCAATTTCAGCGGACACGTTCAAAATTGCCATGTTTACCGACAGTGCCTCCATAGACGCTGACACCACTGGATACACCACGAGTAATGAAGTTAGCGGGACAGGTTATTCCGCTGGCGGTGCTACGTTAGCTAGTGTGACCTTGGGTTTGGCAGACAATAGCAGTTCTGTTCCCACGGCTTTTCTGGATTTTGCGGATACGACGTTTTCGTCGTCCACTATTAGTAGTGCGAGGGGGGCTTTGATTTATAACAGTACTTTAAGCACAGCAGGCACTGGATCTACCACTAACCACGCCGCTGATCCCGCCGTAGCGGTGATTAACTTTGGCGGAGACAAGTCGTCCAGTTCAGGGGATTTTACAATCCAATACCCGGCGAACGATGCTAACAACGCGATAATCAGGATTGCCTAATGGCGTTAATTACCGGCTGGGATAGGAGTACCTGGAACTCCGGAACGTGGAATAGCCCCGTTCCGGTTGATGTCACAGGTGTATCCGCAGCCAGTGCAATAGGGTCCGCAACCGTAACTTCCCCCGTAACAGTAAGCGTTACCGGGGTTTCGGCGGCGAGCGCCGTGGGGTCCGCCTCAGTTGTCGTACCCGTAACGGTTACGCCTACGGGGGTTTCTTCAACAGGTTCCGTTGGATCCCCGTCAATAATTACGAATTCCATACTTTCTGTGGCCGGGGTTTCGGCAGCAAGCGAAACCGGCTCAGTGCAGATAAACCTTGCGTTCTCTGTTGATGGTGTGTCAGCCACTGGATCGGTGAGCACGGCCAACATCTGGGCAACTATAGACGTGTCTCAGACGCCGGGCTATTCGACTATAGACGTATCTCAGACGCCGGGTTATTCGACTATAGACGTGTCTCAGACGCCGAATTGGACCAAGATAGCGGCATAGGAATAAAATTATGGCATCATCATACACAACGAGTTTTGGTATCGAGAAGATAGGTTCCGGAGAACAGTCTGGAGCGTGGGGAACAACTACAAACCATAACCTAGATATTCTAGACCGGATTGCTTCGTATAAAGCTGTAGGTCTTTCTGGGTCAACTCATACGTTAACTGTTCGAGAAGCTTCCCCTGGATCAGGCACGGAAAACCTTCAAGATGGCATGTATCGTGTAATTAAGTTTACAGGAGCCCTTGGGGCGGACAATACGGTAACGGTGGCTCCGAATACAACATCAGCGTTTTTTATTATGATTAACGCCACCACAGATTCTGGATCTAGCGGACCATACTCCGTGATTCTTACGCAGGGTTCCGGAGCAAATATAACCGTAGCCAACGGAAAGTCAGCAATTGTTTACATGGACGGAGCGGGTTCCGGTGCGGCGGTTGTAGATGCGCTATCGGACTTGCAAATTGCTACGTTAACCGCGTCTGGGGACGTTACCGCAAGCGGTACGTTCAATGCTTTGGGGGATACCGCTGCAAGCGACAAAGCGGCAATGGGGTACACTTCCGCTGAAGGGTTAATCCTAACCGGCCAAGGTAGCACTAATGACGTTACCATCAAGAATGACGCGGATGCGGACGTTATCACGATTGCGACCGGGGGAACTAATGTCGATATCGTAGGAGATGTAACAGCCGCTACCGTACAGGCTGATGGTGACACTTCCGCTGGTGACAATGCCGCGATGGGTTACACGGCAGCCGAAGGTCTAATCCTTACAGGGCAAGGCAGCACCAACGATGTCACTATTAAGAACGATGCTGACGCGGATGTAATCACAATTGCGACCGGCGGTACGGACGTTGATATCGTGGGTAACGTGACAGCCGCTACAGTGAACGCTGATGGCGACACCTCTGCCGGTGATAATGCAGCTATGGGCTACACGGCAGCGGAGGGTTTGATCCTAACGGGTCAAGGCTCCACCAATGACGTAACAATCAAGAATGACGCGGACGCTGACGTTATAACAATCCCTACTGGCACGACAGCCGCCGTTTTTGCCGGTAACATGAGAATGACCAAGGGCGGTGATATAGCTTCGGCTTCCCCATTGGTTATAGACACAGATGGCAATTATTTCGATGTGACCGGAACGACAAATTTCGCCGCTATGACTGTGGCGGCTGGTAGCTTTTTCATGTTGCAATTCGACGGTGCTTTAACCATAACCCACGGTTCAGGCATTGAAATTCCCGGTGCGGCCAATCTGACTACCGCTGCCGGTGACAGGCTGATCTGCTATGCAACGGCAGCAAATACCGTCGAGGTTATGAATGTGGCGACCGAGGCCGCAAGTGGCGGAGGTAAAGTTCTACAGGTGGTTGAGGTGCATGACGGAGCAGTCGCCACTGGGTCAACGATCATGCCTTCGGATGACACCATCCCCCAGAATTCAGAGGGCAACGAGTGGATGACACTCGCGGTCACGCCAGCCTCTGCCTCGAATTTACTGCGGATTGATACATGCGTCCACATGGCAACAACATCAGATGATCAGATGATCGCGGCTATTTTTCAGGATTCTACAGCAAGCGCCTTGTCAGCTTCGGCATACAGACAGTCGGCTGCAAATAAAATCAACTCTGTGTATATGACTCACTACATGACGGCGGGAACCACTTCATCCACGACATTTAAAGTGAGAGGCGGCGGCATGAATTCGGGCACCATTACGTTTAACGGCGTCTCATCTGGTAGACTATTCGGAGGCGTGTTGGCCTCGTTCATCATCATCACGGAGATAGAGGCATAATGGTAAATACGACTATTCCAGAGGCACTAACGTGGGCGAACAGCGATGCTCAGGGAATCTCGACTAGGGAAGGTGTGATCACCGCATGGCCGGGTTCGATGCCGACTCAAGCCCAAGTTGACCAGTGGGAGGTGGACTATGCGGCTGCTATCGCGGATAAATCGCTCCCGGCTGCAAAGGCTTTGGCGCGATTNGACACTGAGCAATTCGCGGACATGAAAGCGATCCTCTCGGTCATNGCNGATGTCACGGACACGGATTTTGCCGATATTAAGGCAAAATTTATCGCTGAACGCAAGGCGCTGGAATGAATGACCGAAAATTAGGTATCCTTTATGATTGGCCTGAGTTGGGAAGCTAGTAAATGCCTCTGTCTAAAATACAGTTTAGACCTGGAGTAAACCGCGAGACTACGTCCTACGGTGACGAGAACGGCTGGTTTAATTCTGACTTGATACGGTTTCGTAAGGGTCGTCCTGAGAAGATGGGCGGCTGGGAGCGTCTGAGCAGCAACACCATATACGGCACGGGTCGTTCCCTGCACGTCTGGGCGGCGCTCGACGGATCCAAATTCATGGGCCTTGGCACGGAAACCAAGTTCTACATTGAAGAGGGTGGCGGTTACAACGACATCACTCCGATACGATCTACGGTTACGCTTGGGTCCGACCCGTTGAAAACGGGTGCTGCAAGTTCCGCTGTAGTCACTGTAACCGCAGCAGCACATGGAGCAGTGACAGGTGACTTCGTTACTTTTAGCGGTGCGACCACTACAGATGGCATAACCGCCGCGCAGTTAAACACGGAACATCAAGTTACCGTTGTTGATTCTAACAGCTATCAGATCACTACGGCTGGAACAGCCTCTTCCGGGAGCACTGCGGGAGGCGGATCTGCTGTTATCGCTAACTACCAGATCAACACGGGACTTAACACGGTTGTTAGTGGGACAGGTTTTGGCGCGGGTCTCTGGGGCGGTTTGTCTACGGGTTACGCTCAGACCACTCTTAATGACAGCGGTGGTATAGACGCTAGCGTTACTTCCTTTACGCTTACCAGCGCAGCTTCCTTTGAAACCGCTGCAACCACTACCGGCGCAAACCTGACAGTCATAAGCTCTTCAATACCTGTTGCGGATTCCAGCGGGTTTCCGAGCAAGGGTACAATATTGATTGGCAGCGAGAAGATACGATACGGAACCAATGTAAGTAACGTATTTGGGGATCTTACCCGCGCCGACGACGGCACCACTGCGGCAACGTCATCAAGCGGAGATTCAGTGACCTTCGTTGGGCTGATGCTGATCGACAGCGAGTTAATCCAATACACAGGAAAGTCTACCAATACGATTAACGCAGGCGTTGTTCGTGGTGTTCGAGGCACTACGGCAGCGGCCCACGATGACGGCGTAGATGTTAAGGAAGCGAACGACTTTGTAGGGTGGGGCGAGTCTTCCAGTACCGCTGCTTCTACCGGATCTAACATTCGCCTGTATAGCCAAGACAATTGGGGAGAAGACCTTCTCCTGAACGTCTATGACGGAACTCCGTACTACTGGGACAAAACACTTGGCCTTGGTTCACGGGCCACGGACCTTGCTTCTCAATCAGGTGCTTCAGATGCACCGACAATAACACGTCGGATTATGATTTCCGGCGCGGACAGGCATGTTGTCTGCTTCGGCTGTAATCCTTTAGGCGAAACTGATCAAGACTTGTTAATGGTTCGATGGTCCGACCAAGAGAATCCTGTTGATTGGACGCCTACTGCAACGAATACGGCAGGTTCTCAACGGATATCTTCTGGTTCCGAAATTATATCGGCGCAGAAGACCCGGCAGGAAATGCTGATTTGGACGGATACGTCACTCCACGCCATGCGGTTTACGGGGCCTCCGTTTACGTTTGGTTTCAGTATGCTGGCGAACAACGTGTCTATTATTGGCCCCAACGCTGTAACCACGGTGGGCGACAAAGTCTTTTGGATGGATCGGGAGAACTTCTACGTTTACACGGGCCGCGTTCAGGTTATTCCCTGCACTCTTCTGCGTTATGTGTTTGACGATATTAACCTGGAGCAGAATTTTAAGTGCTTTGCGGCTTCTAACAAGATGTTTGACGAGGTCTTCTGGTTCTATCCAAGCGCCGACGCGACGGAGATAGACAGGTACGTCAAGTTTAACTTCACAGAAAACACTTGGGATCTGGGTACGTTATCAAGGACAGCTTGGGTTGACTACGGCATACATAACAATCCAAGGGCCTCCGGCATCGCCAGTGGCGCGAACCTTGTCTATGTCCACGAGACCGGCGACAATAACGACGGATCACCCATGACTTCGTTTATCGAGTCTGCTGACTTTGATATAGGTGACGGCGAACAATTCATGTTCGTAAGTCGGTTGGTCCCAGATATCGATATCACCAGCAGCGATGCGGATGCTTCGGTAAACTACATATTAAAGACGCGGAATTACCCCGGAGACAGCTTGGCAACTAATTCCACCAACGCCGTTAAGTCAAGTACTGAACAGGCATTTCTTAGAAGCCGGTCCCGCCAGATTGCACTAAGGATTGAAAGCTCCGCAACCGATATAACTTGGACGCTAGGAGATCTTCGCTTGGATATACGTCCAGACGGGAGGCGTTAATGGCAAGTCTGCTTGATCACAGTATGCCAACGGCTCCCGACGAGTACGATGCGGACACGTTCGTCCGCATTTTGCGTGATCTAGAGATGGCCCTTACCAAGATAGACTTTCCGGCTGTGATCAGCGGCGAGGATGACACCAATGGATTGAACTGGTTTATGGACTGATGGCATCCGCATACAAAAATATAGCTACAGTTGTCGGATCCACCGGAGATGTGACGGTTTACACCTGTCCTGCGGCGACCCAAGCCGTTGTCAAGAATATAAATTTGTATAATAGTCACTCCGGGACTATAGTGGTTTACCCAAAGATTACCGACAGTTCCTCCTCCACGACCGTTACACTGGAGAAGAATAGCATAGGAACTCTCGCAGACGTGTCTCTTGCCGGTCCTTTCGTTCTGGAAGCCAGCGACACGCTCATATTCAACTGTGATACAGCGGCAAAGATAAACGTCTTTGCAAATGTT